TTCCTTAGTCTCTATTTTAAGTTCACTACAGAACTTGTAGAACTGAGCCAGATTAAATGACATGAATTTTTCTTGGGGGGGAGAACCGTTGGGTGCACGCACACACGGGGGTCAAGACCCACCGCATCGGGCCGGGGCGTGGGCGGATGGTAGCACGGTGTCGGGTTGGCGTCCCATCCCATGCCAGTGCAGCGTGCGAGCGTAGGCGTGGAGCGGCAGGCAGGGTAGAGCGTAGAGCGTGGAGGATGGAGGGTAGGGAAGCCCAGTCCCTTGTCGGGAAAGAAGTGGCATCCTCCATGCCAATACCCCAGTTGGGTGTCGGTCAGTACAGGTACAACATACACCCCCTATATATACTATAGGTACAGGATGTACAGGTAGACTACTGTATAGATACACATTAGGGAAAGTACCTATAAAAAAAAAGAGATATTGTCTTGACAGAACATAATCTGTAGGATATTATTCTCTCACTGTCTGATTTTAGACAGATATCTTATCTAGGGGAACGATATGAACAAAAGCGAACTGCGTCAGATTGTGATGGTCATCCAGTATCACAAGCTTGGCATGCGAGACACTGCAGCACGGTCACTGTCAGCACTGATCCGGTCAGCACGGACTAACAAGAGCATTAAGGCTCTGCGTGAGTACGCTGATCTACTTGATCTTAACGGTCATCCAGACTTCATTTGTTAAGACAATTTCAGATACTGCAGATTGGAAACAGTCTGCAGTGTCGGACACTGTCCGGTATCGCATAACATCATATAGAGAGGAAAGCATGTCAAAACCAAACCTTAAGGTTATCTCTTCATCTATCCGTATCAGCGTCACATCTAAGCTTGACGGAATCCGTTCGTGGAGTCTACAGGCACTAGAAACGTGTCCGGGTTCTATCGGTTCGGACGGTCAACTAGTAGCTGCCTGTTCAGGATGCTATGCAACAACAGGCAACTACGTTTTCGCTAATGTCAAGGAACCTAGACTCCATAATCGCGAGGATTGGAAACGGTCCGATTGGGTTTCTGACATGGTCGCAAGCTTGAACAAGGATCGATACTTTAGATGGTTTGACAGTGGCGACGTTTACGATCTGAAGCTTGCAAAAAAGATCCTGGCCGTCATGGAATCCACGCCGTGGGTCTTGCATTGGTTGCCAACCCGAATGATGAAGTTTAAGAAATTCCAGACCGTACTCTCGGCCATGCAAGCTTTACCCAATGTCGTGGTTCGGTTCTCGTCCGACAGTGTATTCGGAGAGTTTGATGATCGTCATGGTTCTGTGATCGTGCCAGATCCTCAGTCAGTGCCAGAGGGTACAAAACTCTGCGAAGCTTACCAACATGGCGGGAAGTGCAATGGTTGCCGTGCCTGTTATGACAAGTCTGTCTCTGTCGTGGCTTACCCTGCACATGGTCGGAAGATGGACAAAGTTATCCGTATCGCACTGGCAGCATAAATAGCTGTTGACAAGGGTGGGTTATCTACCTGATAATCCACTCACTACCTTATCTTATCGGAGAATTTATCGTGTATATGACAGCAAAATACCCTAGCAAGTGCAGCAAAACAGGTCGGGACATCCTTCCTGGTGACCGGATTATCTACTACCGTTCTACCCGTAAGGCTGTGCTGGTTAGCGGTACACGATCAGCAACATTCAACGCTAACGGTGTATCGACTACCGTATACCGTAACGCTCGCGGCCTGTGCGAGGACGCGCCGTGCTGCGGATGCTGTACCGTTTAACCCTATCTTATCGGAGCCCCCATGACCTACCTAACCTCTCGCGAACGTGCCGAATCCATCGTTGAAGATAACACTAGGTTCGACGATGGTTGGACTTACACCATCAAACAGCTAGGACGCTATTGGGTCGTGGCAGTACACGACGAAGATGGTCACCCTCTGGGGTATCTGTGAACCCGACCGCCCAGGACATTCTCGACCTACTGCTCGACGGAGACCCTGTGGTCTGGCACATCAGTCGGGAGGGTAACGATATCCGCGTGATCGCCACCATGCCTGACGGATCGGAGCGTCCCATAGCAGTCCCTATATCAGCCCCTACAAGCGATTCTGACCCGTGCGTGTAGGGTAGCCTCACCCGAACCCTTTTCGCCTCACTGAGAGGCTTCTACCGCCCTTTACGGGGCATCACATCGGAGAGCGTATGTACTACGAAGAAATCCAAGCAAAGATCGCTGACCTTCAGGCCCAGGCCGAGATCGTCAAGCGTGAGGAGAAAGAGCAGGCAATCGCTATGGCTCGCACCATGATCTCGGCATACGGGATAACGGCCAAGGACTTAGGGTTAGACAAGGCCCCCAAGACCAAGACCGGCCCCAAACCTGGGAACAAGGTTGCCGCCAAGTACAGAGACCCCCAGTCTGGTGCTACTTGGTCAGGACGCGGCAAGACCCCCAAGTGGATCAACGGCGCTGACAGGTCCGTGTACGCTATCTAACCCGCATGGTTACTAGGTTCCGGGTCCGGGTGATCCGGAATCTAGGCCCGTAAAATCAGGAATCGTATATTATGAATCCCAATATTATATTGCAAGTTCTTTTAGTCTCCACATTCTCACTCGGAATAGTTGGAGCATTTATTGATGATCGCCAATTGTGCGCTATCGGACTGGTGACCGCTTTCGGGTGCGCCATGCTACTCATGTCGAGGGACAAAGAATGAAGGGACAATGGATTATAAAAGAGGTTTATTTCGAGGACGGTTTCCCCAAGATCATCCGAGATATAGAACGAGAGACCCCCGGTGACAGAGAGCTAATGGATCGGGCCTGGGATTACTTGGCGAGTTATACCGTGGGGGAAAGACCAAACGCATCAGAAGTTAACGATTTGATTTTTCTTTTAGAAGCCAGACTAACGGAGAAGACATGAATGACTATCAAATGATGCAGATCTGGAGAGGGGTTAAATACCCCCAGAAGGAAATCGAGCAGAGAGTATTAGAGTTTGGCAGGCAGGTGATGCACGAGTCATCTGACCACTACTACCAGCTCGGCAGACAAGAAGCCTTCCACGCGATGAAGCCCGTATTACTGAAAGCATTGAGTGCCCTAGACTCTGCTCACTACATTCTGATGATTCAACCCGTCACACCCCGCGAGGAAGCAGTGGCAGTAGATGATGCTATCAAGCACCTGAGTTCCATCTTGGAGGTCCTATGACACCCGACTGCTTCCCATCCCGTCTGTCATACCTCGACTGGGTACACACTGCCCGGATGCACCCACCTGCCCCCGGCCACGAGTATTGCGAAGACTGCACGTTTGAGTATCAGTCACAGATGATCAGGCAGGGTAGATGTCAGTACCCTGGGACTACCTTCAAGCAGTGGGGAGAAGGCAGAGATCTCGCCATTGTCGGACGTCGACCACACCATGTGGTGTACAAGATGAAGCAAGTAGCAATTTATGGTGTAGGATAGAGTTTGTTTAGTGCTGTCTCCTCTCGGCTTGCGAGGCCGTTCAACCCAGACGCTTGATCTGGGTTTTTTTTTGTGTTAGGGTTTACCCGTTGCCGTGGAAAGCGACAGAGAAGACTTACTCATGCACCTTCCCCGCCGTAGGGGTTTCCACAGGGTGCAGCAGTAAGTCTTTTTTTTTGCTCCACTCGACCGCACTCCTCGCGCAGAAGTGGGCCTAGATGGGCCGCAGGGAAGGAAACATCGGCCAGGGATTACCACCCCCTGCGAGCCGCGCAGCGTTCCAGAGCGACTGCAAAAGCACTAGCCCTCCTGGGTGGTCTCAGGTCTAGTGTGAATGAATCTGGCGTCAAGCGAGCACTGGCAGAGTTCGAAGAGTGACCCTGCGGGTGGGGTGGTTGCCTTACCACCTTGGATATACTATTGTCTTTTAATATGTTATCGGAGAGCAGTGTGGATTTTGAGCAAGAGTATCTAGATGCATCTATAGGTCCTTCTGATATGTCTGAGCATATGTCATGGATCTCTGACCTAACCTCAGAATGTACTCACACCACAGAACTGGGTGTCGGTAGAGCCAACAGCACCAGAGCTTTCCTACGACATAACCAAGAACATCACTCCTACGAAATAGATCCCCTGCCTGCTTCTCTTGACTACTTCAAACAGGCACAGGACGCCGGTAGGAACGTCACCCTGCACATCGCAGACACCAGGGAAGTCGAGATCGCTGAGACTGATCTGATGCTGGTTGACAGCTATCACTCCTACGATCAGGTCAAGAAGGAACTAGAGCTTCACGCTGGCAAGGTCAGGAAGTACATTCTCTTCCATGACACAGAGATCTTTGGTCTTGTAGGTCAGGGTGGAGAGAAGGGCATCTGGCCTGCTATAGAAGAGTTCCTGGCCGATCACCCTGAGTGGATGCTGGCAGAGAAGCGGAAGAACTGTTATGGCATGACTCTCATCAAGAAAATCCAGACAGGGGGTTGACACTCTTTTTTTTTTCTGTTCTAGTGGCGTTTCTCGTTAATCTTATCTATAGGTGATCTTATGAAACTGTGCATTCACTGCAAGCATCTCCTGCCCCGCGATGGGGACCCAGACTACGCACTAGCTAAGTGCGCTGTATTCTTCAACATTCACCCAGTCTCTGGGGCAAAGCTCTATACATACGCATTCAACCAACGCACCTTCCAAGACGGTAAGTGCGGGATGCCTGCTGCTTTCTTCGAGCCAATCGAGGGGCACAACGATGAGTGACTTTAGCCCAGAGATCCGCAACAGTGCTTGGTGGTCCGGTGATAGCCGTATGGCTGCTAATGGTCGAGCAGCAGAAGCTATCCTCGTTAAGCAGGGCAAGATCATCCCTGAGGACATCTCCGATAAAGAGAATGTCAAGATGGGTCATGTGATGCAGCCAGTGATCGGCAGGCTCGTGCAGGACCGATTGCAGGTCGAGCTGAAGGACGCTGACTATGCTATGTCACATCCGAAAGAACCTTGGCTTAGAAGTCACTTCGACTTCATTGCCGCCGATGGAAGTTTCCTGGTGGAAGCCAAGAACTACAACGGATCACAGAGACGGAAGTTCGATGAGTCCGGGATCATGCCTGACGCTGATCGTATCCAATGTATCCACGAGGCTACAGTTCACAACATCCCGACCGTGTATCTCGCAGTCCTTCTCGGTGGCCAGGAGCTACAAGTGATACGGGTTGATGTCACTCCTGACATGATGGTTGACCACATCAAGTGGGCTGCTAAGTGGTGGAGCTATGTGGCCAGCAACACTGAACCTGAACCTGAGACTATCGAGCAAGCCAGACTGCTGTTTCCTACGTCAGAGGCTTCTGTTGCTACTGCTAACGCCGAACTAGAGTCTGTTCTTGCTAGGCTCTCTAGCCTCACAGAACAGCGTAAGAGCCTGGAAGATGCAGAGGAGCAGCACAAGTTAGCAGTGATGCGTTTCATGCGCGACAGGGACGTTCTAACGTCTGTTGATGGTAGTGTGCTGGCAACTTGGAAGTCTGCTAAAGGCAGCAGGAAGTTTGATGCCACTGCTTTCAAGGAAGCCTATCCTCAGATGTATGATCAGTTTGTCCGGGAAGTCCCCGGATCACGAAGGTTCCTTATCAAATGAATGAAGAAGTCAATGACGATGATGTGTGGCATCTCTATCGCGCTCTTGCGATGGCCGCATTTATCATCAAACGAGAGAATCCCTATCATCACCAGTCTAAGCAGATGATCAGGGAATCAGCTTCAGAATATGCAAATCTTATGTTAGAGGGACTTGATCATGAGCCAGTTAATCACCGTTGATCAAATACAGACGATGGCTAATGCTGTCGTTAAATCACAACTATTTGGGATGAAGACAGTAGAGCAGGCAACTGCTCTGATGTTGATCGCCCAGGCTGAAGGCTATCACCCTGCTCTCGCAGCGCGTGACTATCACATCATCCAAGGTCGACCAACCTTGAAAGCAGAAACCATGATGGCAAGGTTTCAGCAGCAGGGTGGGAAGGTTGACTGGAAGACCTTAACGGACGAGGAAGTTACTGCCACCTTCTCTCACCCTAGTGGTGGATCTGCAACGATCACCTGGACGTTTGAGCAGGCACGGAAGGCAGGACTAACCAACAAGGACAATTGGAAGAACTATCCTCGTGCGATGCTGCGTGCACGGGTGGTATCGGAAGGTATCAGGACGGTCTTCCCAGGCGTTGTGCTGGGCGTCTACACGCCTGAGGAAGTGCAGGACATACCTACACAACCAAAGACTCGCGATATGGGCACAGTGGACGTTGTAGAGGCTGTAGAAGAGGAGAAGGTAGACCATCCCTTTTCACTCTTTCTTGCAGACGGATCTGTCTACCAGTCATTCCCGGATTTCCAAGGCTACTTGGAAGGCATTAGGTCTATGGTTGCGAAGATAACCAATAGCACTAAGTTCACCGAGGAAGAGAAGAAGGCCAAGATCACTTCTCTCCTGACTGCCAACAGCAAGCAGATAGAAGCACTGCCTGCTCTGGCTAAAGTTCAGTTGAAGGGTGCTCTTATCGGGGAGGGATCGAACCTCCCAAACGCAATCAGGGAAGGCCCAGACCCGGAGACATCGGAGGAACTGTAAGCGGATTTTATCGTATAGGTCAGATCAACATCAGAGGTTTTCATGAGTTACGGCAAAAGCGAATATCCGGTGACCCCCGGCAAAACAATTCTTTTCTCGAAAGATCCCTCCCAAAAGAAGAACCCTAATCAACCAGACTGGGATGGTGATTTAGTTCTCACCAGATCGTATACAGAAGGTCAAACCCTCAAGCTATCTATCTGGAAATCTATGGCTAAGAACGGGAAAGAGTACTTCACCGTCAAAGAAAATACCTACTTCAAAGACAAGGAGCTGACTGATAACGCTCCCAAGGAAGTGCCTGCTTCATACAAGCCTTATGGCGGGACGTTCAAGAAGCCGGTGGATGACGATAGCGACGTGCCTTTTTGATGACTCCTACCCAGAGGTCTTTAGAGTACCTGCGTGAGCAAGGCTATCTCTGCGCCATAGTCGAGAAGTGGAATCCACACGCTCGGATACGGCAGGATCTCTGGGGTTGGTGCGATATCTTGGCTATCCGCAAAAACGAGGTTCTGGCAGTTCAGGTCACTGCATCTGGAGTATCAGACCGTATCAAGAAGATCACTGCATCTGAGACCGTAGGGCCTGTCAGGGAAGCAGGGATCAGGATAGAAGTACACGGGTGGCGGAAGAACTCCGCCGGTAAATATGTAATGAGGATTGAGGATATATCGTGACTAGTCTATTTGTAGCCACACCTATGTACGGTGGTATGTGCACGGGGTTCTACCTGCAATCAATGCTTGCACTCGTGAGTGTTGCCAAGCAGGCAGAGGTAGAAGTCTCCTGCTCTTTCATGTTCAACGAGAGCCTGATTCAGAGAGCCAGGAACGGTCTTGCACATCAGTTTTTGAAGACCAACTGCACTCACTTGATGTTCATTGATGCTGACATCCGGTTCGATGCCAATGACATCTTGTCAATGGTTGCAGCAGACAAGGACATCATCTGTGGTCTCTATCCTAAGAAGGAGATCAACTGGCAGCAGGTAGCACTATCAGCCGCCGCTGGAGTACCTTGGGACCAGCTCAAGGCCCACACGGGTGCGATGGTGGTTAACCTAGTAGGTCAAGAAGGGGAAGTGATTGTTCCCCAAAATGAGCCTCTGGAGATCGTCAACGGTGGCACGGGTTTCATGCTCATCAAGCGTGACGTATTCGTTGGATTGAAACCATTCGTAGCTACCTATCACAACGATGTGCTGGACACGGCAGGTGAGTTCAAGCCTGACCTAATGCACGAGTACTTTCCCGTGATGGTGGAGAATTCAAGACTGCTCTCAGAGGACTTTGCGTTTTGCACAATTGCAAGAAAGCAGGGGTATAACATCTATGCCGCACCCTGGGTACGACTTGGGCACTACGGCAGTTACCTTTTCGAAGGTTCCCTAATCCCTGCACCTTAACGGAGTTTGTTATGAAAGATCAGATACTTGACGCAATCGGTGGTTCAGAGCCTGTTGATGCGCTCAACGCATTGTTCTCAGTCGCGTTCTTGGTTGCCAAAGCCTCTAACATCAACGAGTTCACTTTGGGAAGCCTCTTCTCTTCCACTATGGACGCCCTCTTCCAAGCGCATGACGACGAGGACGTAGAAGACGACGAGGCAGAGGAAGAGGAAGAAGCAGAAGAGATCGACGAACAAACGGACTGAGCCTTATTTCTTAGCCGTTCTGGCAGATCTACGGAAGGCTGAGGCAGTTGGGTAACCCTTCTGCCCCGGCCTTTTCGCAGGAAGTCCAAGTTTTCTACGCCGGTTGATGTTGTAGTACAGACCTTTATTTGCCATCTCTGATACCTGTAACGTCTGGGTTTACATATGCCACACT